GGTCAGTTGGGTATTTCTGAAGAGATTCTTAAGGGAACTGCCGATGAGCAGGAACTTCTAAATTACTACAATCGAACCGTTGAACCTATCATTTCGGCCATTGTTGATGAGATGAAGTGTAAGTTTCTAACTAAAACTGCAAGATCTCAGAAACAGTCAATCATGTTCTTTAGAGATCCATTTAAATTGGTTCCGATTAATAACATAGCTGAAATCGCTGATAAGTTTACTCGTAACGAGATTCTTACATCCAATGAAGTTAGGGGTATTATCGGACTTAAACCATCTCAGGATCCTAAAGCTGATGAATTGCGCAACAAGAACCTTAACCAGAATGCCGATCAGATGGCTGCCGAAGATGGTGAAGCTATTGCCGATAAGGAAATTGAAGAGGATGAAGGTTCTCCAGTTCAAAATGGAAGTGATTATGATCCCACAGAGGATGAACGAATAGTTAGAGAATACATGCAGAAGCATAAACTCTAATTATTTTTGTTTAGAAAGGACCAACTAATGAACGAATCTTATGACTTTGGCGGTTGGGCTACCAGGAATGATATTCGATGCAGTGACGGAAGAACTATTCGTCGTAATGCATTTAAAGACAATGATGGTCAGGTCGTTCCACTGGTATGGAATCATCGCCACAATGGTCCTGAAAATGTTTTGGGCCATGCACTTCTCGAAAATCGAGATAGTGGTGTGTATGCCTATTGTAGCTTTAATAATACTGATGCTGGCAGAAATGCCAAAGAGCTTGTTAAGAACGGTGATGTTACCGCTCTTTCTATTTATGCCAATCAGCTTAAGCAGCAGGGGAAAAATGTTCTTCATGGAGCAATCCGTGAAGTCAGTTTAGTTCTTGCTGGGGCTAACAAAGGCGCATTTATCGATAACATTGCCATCCAGCATAGCGATGGTGAGTATGACGAATTAAGTGATGAAGCTCTGATCATGTTTGATCTTGATGACTCAGAGGATGTCTATCATGCCGAGTTTGGTTATGACGAAGAAGACGACGAGGATGATACCGAACCGGAAGAGTATGAAGAAGACGACAATTCCGAAGAGTTTGAAGAAGTATACGACGAATCTGATTATGAGCCTTTATCACATTCTGAGGAGGAAGAAAATATGCCTGAGGGTAGAACAGTTCAGGACGTCTACGACGAAATGACTGATGAACAGAAGAAAGTAGTGCAGTATATGATTGGCGCTGCTGTACAGAGAGAAGAAGATGAGGAAGACGATATGAAGCATAATGCATTTGACAGCTATTATGAAGAGGATGACAACTACATTGCTCATTCCGACATTGCAGCGCTTACCGCTGACGCTCTCGCGGACGTAAAATCTTACGGTTCCCTGAGAGATTCTTTTATGGCACATGCGGCCGAATATGGAATCGAAGATATTGACTTCCTGTTTCCGGACGCAAAGACTATTACCAACACTCCGGAATTTATTAAGCGTGAGACTGAGTGGGTTTCCAAGATTATCGGCAAGACACACCATACACCGTTCTCTCGGATTAAGAGCGTATTTGCTGACATTACTGCCGATGAAGCCCGTGCGAAGGGTTACATTAAAGGAAACCGTAAGAAGGAAGAAGTAATTGCCCTTCTGAAACGTGTAACGGAACCGCAGACCGTTTATAAGAAGCAGAAGTTTGACCGTGATGACATCATTGATATTACGGACTTTGATGCAATCCCTTGGATCAAGGGCGAAATGCGTATCATGCTTGATGAGGAAATTGCTAGGGCTATCCTCGTCGGTGATGGTCGTCTTGCTGACGATGACGATAAGATCAAAGAAGATCGTATTCGTCCGATTGTAACAGATGATGCTCTCTTCACGATCAAGAAAGTCGTTACTGGAGCTACCATTTCTGAAAAGGCAAAGAACATGATCGACGATGTTGTTATTGCGATGGATCAGTATCGTGGTTCAGGTAATCCGGACATGTTCATTCGTCAGGACATTTACACACGGATGCTGCTCATTAAGGACACTCAGGGCTATCGTCTGTACAAGTCCCCGACTGAACTTGCTACAGCTATGATGGTAAAGAGTCTGATTCCGGTTCCGAATGACATCATGGGTAACTATTTCGGTGTAGTTATTAATCTGAATGACTACAATGTAGGTGCTGATAAGGGCGGCGCAGTTAATATGTTTGATGACTTCGACATTGACTACAACCAGATGAAGTATCTGATCGAAACTCGTTGCTCCGGTGCTCTCATCAAGCCGTTCTCCGCTATTGCTCTTGGTGAATCCGGAACTGTTGTTGAAGATGTCTATGACATTGATGCATTTAACGCCAAGTATGTAAACCCCTGATGGGCTTATCGGTAAATGTGAACGTTGATCCTACGGAGGATCTGTTTGGTAAAACGATCGGCGATCTCCAGTCGAACGTTACCATCAATAGAGGTTCCATCAAAGGAACGTTGAAGTATGTAGATGATTACACCGGATTCTCGAGCGATCCTGCCCTCCAGTCTGGTAACTATCTAGTCATTCATGCTGAAGTTCCTAACGTCGAAGGCGCGACAATCTCTGTCAAGGTTACCAACCCTGTCACCCTCGACGCAGATGGAATCGCCGTATTGCGCATTGCCGATAAGAACTCGCAGACAGTCACAGTCGTGGCGAGTAAAGAAGGATTTGAAACAGTTACTAAGGTATTCCACCTTGGTAGCCTTGCTTGCGAAACAGAATAATTCAAAATGGAAGTTTGGGAGGTTCATTGAATGAGTAAATTCTATGGCAACATCGGTTTTTCTACTGGATCAACCGAAAAAACTCCTGGTGTTTGGGAAGATCAGATTGAAGTTCGACCTTACTATGGAGATATGATTAAACGTGTTAGACGTTGGCAATCCGGAGAAGGTGTTAATGATAATCTAGGGCTTAGCAATACACTGGAGATTGTTGCTGATGAATACATCGTTCAGAACTTCCTAAACATCCGATATGTAGAATGGATGGGCGCTAAATGGTCTGTTGGAGACGTGACCATTGAATACCCAAGAATGACAATAACTTTAGGAGGAGTGTACAATGAGAGACCGTCTGGAACTCCATGAAGAACTGTGTAAAGTTCTTGGATCTAGAAACTGTTACTTTCAACCTCCTTCTTCTGTTCAAATGAGCTATCCGTGTATAAGATATTCGTTAAGACGTATCGAAACACCTAAAGCTGACAATGAGAAGTATTTGTACAACGCTTCTTACGATTTAATAGTGATTGATGTGACGCCAGATTCCAAAATTCCAATGGATTTGATGAATCATTTTCAAATGTGTTCATTTGATAGATCTTATACGGCAGATAATCTTAATCACTTTTCTTTGACATTATACTTTTAGGAGGAAAATTAAATGGCTGTACTCACTTGGGATGAGACTGGTGAACACTTTTATGAAACTGGTGTTGACCACATGGTTCTCTATCTTCTTGACAATAATGGCGCATACTCCAGTGGCGTGGCTTGGAATGGTGTAACATCCGTCCAGGAGGCTCCCTCTGGCGCTGATGAAACAAAGCTTTACGCTGATAACATTAAGTACCTTTCTCTTCGTGCAGCTGAAGAGTACGGTTCTACTATTGAAGCATACCAGTATCCGGATGAGTGGGCTCTTTGTGATGGAAGCACAGAAGTAGCCACTGGCGTCTATATTGGTCAGCAGGGTCGTCAGACATTTGGTCTGTCTTACAGGACTCTGCTTGGAAATGATGTGAAGGGTAATGATTATGCCTATAAGCTTCATCTGGTTTACGGAGCAACTGCTTCTCCGTCCTCCAGACAGTATGAGACTGTAAATGACAGCCCGTCTGCAATTACTATGAGCTGGGAAATTTCCACAGTTCCTATTGCTGTAAAGGACCATAAACCGACATCTCATATTGAGATCGATTCTTCTAAGGCTGATGCGACAAAGCTTAAGACGCTTGAAGATATGCTTTGGGGGACTTCTAACACGGAAGCGTCTCTTCCGCTCCCGGCTGCTGTTATCAGCACGATGTCTTAATTCTTTCGGGAAGGCTCTAATTTGGGCCTTCCCTTTATTTTTTTAATGGAGGCTGGAGAAATGATTAAGAAAACTATTACTTACGAGGATTATTTTGGAGAAAAGAGAACTGAAGATTTTTACTTTAATCTAAGCGAAGCAGAACTTATTGAATGGGAAATGTCGAAAGATGGTGGAATGGAAAGATTTGTCGAAAGAGTTACTAAATCGCAGTCTATTCCTGAGCTTTTCCCTATCTTTAAAGACTTTGTTCTTAGAGCATATGGTGTTAAATCTGATGATGGAAGACAGTTTATTAAGAACGAAGAGGTACGACAGTCATTTGAGCAGTGCCCTGCATATTCTGCTCTTGTCATGGAGTTAATTACTAATACAGAAGAAGCGATTAAGTTTCTTAATGGAATTGCTCCAAAAGATATTGCTGAAAAAGCAGCGAAAAAAAGAGTTGAAATGCTTACTGCCGATAAGACTAAATAATGCCTTTAAGGTTGACAATACCTGCTTCAGAGTCATGGGATTATGAACAAAATGAATTCGTTTACCCAAAGGAGAAAACCATAACTCTGGAGCATTCTTTATACAGTCTCGCCAAATGGGAATCTAAATACCATAAACCTTTTATGAGCAAAGATGAAAAAACTCAGCAAGAAATCTTTGACTACATAAAGTTCATGACTATTACACAGAATGTTGACGATAGCGTTTATTACTCAATGAAGAAAGAGCAATACGATCAAATAAATGCCTACATTGGGGATAAAATGACTGCCACTTGGTTCTCTAATAGAGGAAAACCAAACAATCAGGTCATCACAGCAGAGATTCTCTATTGGCAAATGATCCAATGTGGAATTCCATTCGAATGTGAAAAGTGGCATCTTAATCGTCTGCTCACTTTGATTCGTGTTTGTAACGAGAAATCGAAACCGCCAAGAAAAATGACGAAGAATGAGATTTATGCTCAGAATGCAGCTTTAAATCGGCAGAGGCGGAAACTGAAATAAATCAAAATGGAAGTA